TCTATACACTTTACATTTTCCACGAAAAAACCCCCATCACCTTTCTGGTGTGAGGGTTTAATCGTCGCTTTTGCAGATTGTGAAAGCGTAAATCTGTGAATAACAAATAGGAGACAAATAGAAATGAAAAAAGCACATCGCCCATCCTTGGACATATTAAGTATACCATATATCATATAATTTGTCAATACTAAATTCAAAAATAAAAAATAGGCTCAAAATGGCTTTATATTTCCATTGCTGAGAGCCTACTATATAAAGTTGGTTAATATATTGTCAATAATCGCTCCGCCGAGCATATTCATGCGATATCCTTATGCGTGGATAAAGCTTCATTATTATGTGACTTAAATATATCACCTAATTTTATTATAAATTATTTTATTTTATTTGTCAATAGACATATTTACTTTTTTGATGTTTTATGCTATAATATATGTGAAAGGAGTGGTAACGTGACTAAAGAAGAAATTTATGGCATTTTGGCTATGGAAGATGAGAACGAAAGAGAAACAGCTATTGACACTATGAGCGCCCGTGATGGCGAAGCATTAACGACTATTGAAACTTTAACAGCTGATAACGAGAATTTGCGTTCAGATGTAGCCGAAAGAGATGAACAGATTTCTAAATTATCTAAAGACATTGATGTGTGGAAGAAACGCGTTGACAGATTATCGGTTGTTAATCGCGCGGGATTTGTCGAAGATAAAATGGAAAAAGATTTTAAATCACTTGAAGATTATTTTTACAAAGAATGAGAGGAGATTTTATGTCAAGATTATCAAAAATGCCAGATATTAACGAAGTAGGAAAAATGTCAGGCGCTGAGCTTTTAAACTTAGCAGTAAGAGAAGTTAATAACCCAGAGCTTATGAAAGCTATTGGTGATACTACTATTGATTCTTCAACATTCGGTCAGATTGGTCAGATTATCAATTCTAGTGATGATTGGAGAAACCAGGTTTATTATACACTTTTTAACAAAGTAGGACTGTATGAAATGGGATACGCTGTAGCTACCGACAAATACGGTGCGCTTATGAGAGATTATCTGTCAATCGGCGGGGCTGTTGATGAAATTGAAATGGATAAGATTAAGCCCGTGAAATACAATCCAGAAATCCAGTGGCAGGACGCACTGAAACAGTATATTCCAAAATACTTGGAAATGTTCCATACTCCAAACAGAAAAGAGCGTTACGCTTTAACAGTCAATCCAGAAATGGCAAAGCGTGCGTTTAGTAGCGAGCAGTCATTTAGAAGATTTTTGGACATGCAGTTTGCAGTAGCGGCAGAATCAAACAAAATTGACCGTAACTATTGGTTCTGGAATTTGTTTAAATATGTTGCTGAAAACATTGCTTATTATGTTGAAATTCCAGGTTTCGACACAAAAGAACACGCTGAAGACACAACCGTTCTTGTTCGTCAGTGGGGATTAGACTTATTATTTCCAAGTGATAAATTTAATGTAGCAGGGTTTACTCGAGAAGTTTCTCCAGAAAATATCTTTATTATCATGAAGAACAGCGCAAAGGCGTTCCAGAGTGTTAAGGTATTAGCAACATCTTACCATATGCAGGAAGCCGAGTTTATTGCTAACCATACGTTAACTGTCCCTACATGGGTTGACCTAGGAGAAAACGTTGAAATCTTAATGGGTGATATCAACGCATTTAGATGTTACGTTAATTTATACGCAAGCGACTTCAATCATAACGGCGCTGTTATGGGTGATACTCATTTCTTGCACGTTCATGAAACTTATTCATCTTCTATTGTTTATCCTGTAATTGCTTTTAAATCATCCACTATTATTCCATCAGAATTAGGAGATTTTAAACCAGCTTCTAATGTTATTCTTAACAAAGGCGATACGGAAATGATTTCTATTCCCGTTACTGCTGGAGATAATAAACAGGTACATTATACGCTTACAGGTAATACAGCACCAGAAACTCAGATTCAGCCTTGGGGGTTGTTGTATGTTGGTCAGAACGAACAGGCGAGCGTTATCACAGTAACCGCAACTATTGAGGATGGAAATAACGGAAGTCCAGTAACAAAGAGTGTAACTTATCAGATTAGAGGTAACGCGCCGAAATTCGGATTTGTACAACCGCAAGACCACTCCGTCATTAAAAAGGGTGAAGCAGTGCAGTTAATAGCTTCTTTATCAGAGGGTCAAGCGCCTATCACTTACAGCATTGCCACTACTGGAGTGCATTCTGGAACAACTATTACTCCAAGTGGTCTATTGACTATTGACGCCGCTGAAACGCAACCAAAAATCACAATTAAATTACAGGCAGGTGTTACTTCCACAACCGTTGAATATACGATTGCAGACGCTTAATGTGGTTCGCTAATTTATACAGGAATGTAGATTGTCAACCGTCTAACGAAAATGTTAGATGGTTTCAATCTCGTTCTGAACAAAAATCGTATTTTGAATCTAGGAAAATAAGTTCAGCGGTTGTAACGCCTATTAAGGACATGAGTGTGATTGCGTTAGATGTGGATATAAATACTATGAGAGATGTGCCGTATTTGTCTTTTGGTGAAGACGGTGGAAAAGAAATTTATGCATTTGTTGACGATTGCCAGTATACAAACGAAAGAAGAACATTAGTATATTATACTATTGACGAGTGGCAGACATACATGTTTAATATCGAATGGAATCCCATGATGGTAGAACGTGAAAATGTAACAGATGATGAAATAGGAAATCATTTAGAAGATGAAAACTTATCTATAAAAGATATGTTGACTGTTAGTGAGGTTGGGAGTGGTTTCTTTAACCCAGCTGATTATCATATTATTATAGGGTACGCCGAAAAACCAGACGGAGGAAATGTACATCAAAGAATAACGTGCAATATTTTTAACGGTGTCGAATATGAGGATTGTGGAAAAGGTGATGCAGGCGCACAACGTGCAAGGGAGATTTTAGAACAAATGCACGGTAAAGAAGATGCTATCGTAGGTTTATATATGTGTCCTGAGAAACTATTTAATGATTCCGCTATACCTAAACAGCTTAAATTTAATTTGCCGTCAAGACCAACATCATTAGGCGGTTATACCCCGAAAAACAATAAGTTATTTACGTATCCATATGTTGATTGCTTAGTTTCTAACGGAAACGGTCAAACGCTAGAATTAAAGTATGAATATTTAGGAAATTTAGAAATGATTTGTGAATTTTCTTTCGGTATAAACATGGAAGCCGAAGCATTTCCAAATAATTATTTAGGTGAGACTAATAACGACTTGTACAAGATATCTATAAATAATTTCCCACAATGCGCGTTTATAGTTGATTCTTATAAAGCGTGGTTAGCTCAAAATCAAGGTAGATTTATGTACCAAATCGGAGAAAGTTTTGTAAAAGGTGCATCAACAGCCGTAATGGCATCACCTATATCTGGAGTTTCAATGGGGAGTATAATGGCTACAGGGTTAGCTGGTGGATTGGCTTCTGGAGCTTCAACAGCATCAAGCATTTTATCGCAAAATATTAGTGCTCAACGTATGCCAGATAGCGCAAGAGGGAATACATCTGGACATGCAGGGTTCGCCAATGGTAGAGCTGATTTTAGGTCACGTTCTAGAACGATAACTAAACAGGAAGCAATGATAATTGACGACTATTTTACTCGTTACGGTTATAGAGTTATGAGATACAAAGTTCCAAACTTAACTACTCATTCAATGTTTAATTACGTTAAGGCTATAGACCCAAATATAACTGGAAATATACCTTCAACGTATCTTAACAAAATCATTGCTAGAGTAAGTGCGGGCGTAACTCTATTGCATACCGATTTGCAAAAAGTAAAAACAAACTATATGGAAAATGAGGTGATAAGCAATGAAAACACTTGACAAATTAACGACGCGAAGTAATATATCGAAGTGTACTACTTTTTATTTAAGTGACAAGCAAGCGAGTAAGATACAAATTGACTTGGACAATGATAGAATATGGACGTATTATATTGATAAATTTATTGAAGATTTAATGTCGTTGTTTGTTTGGAAGGGATTGCCAGATGGAATCACCTCTTTTATTTTAGAATATATGCTTATGGCAAGCGGAAGTTTTGTATTATATGATGATGATGGAATATTAAAAGCGTCTCGTTATGTAATGGTAACGTGGGATGATTATTTTCAGCCAGTTACGGTACGAACCGTTAATATCGCAACCGATAAGGGCTTAACTGGTAAGTTATTGTATGATGATGAGTTTATTTATTGTTGGAATAGCAATACAGGGCTTCCAGTGTTTAATGTGGCAACAACTATTGCTGAAAGGTTGGCTAAAATCGAAAGAACTATTGATTATATACACAGGCAGATGAGAAGACCAACATTGTTTAGCGGTACTCAAGCATTGAAAAGTACAGTGGATAACATTATGAACGAAAACGACCCAAAAACATGGTATATAGTTGACAAAGACCTAAACGGAATAAACGGGGTACCAGTAATTAGCGGTGACGTCGGAAAGGGCTTAGATGTACTTATGAATATGCGCAAAATGTATTTGCAGGAATGGGATACAAGAGTAGGGTTACACACTATTATGAACGACAAGTCTGAACGCCTTACAGAGTTTGAGGGATTAAGTTTTTCAGAAGCTGGAAATATAAACATTAGCGGAATGTATCAGCAAAGGATTGCTTTTCGTGATTGGGCACGGGAAAGATTTCCCGAAAAATGCTCAGAATTAGATGTTTCATATAGCCCGTTTATTCGAGTTCGAGGTGAAGAAGTGCCAGACGGTTATGAAGAAAAAGAGGTGTATGACTTTGTTAGTGAGTGATATCATAAGAAGCGGGTATAAAAATACTGATTACTTTAACACAAATTTTATGGATTTAATAAGAAATCAGCGTTCTAGAATTTTTGGTTTCGATTATCCGATAGATAACAAATTTAAAGAAGATTTTGAAGTTAATTTTATCTTGCATTTCTTTAATTACCGTATTTCAGATACAGCAGAAGCGCACACGTATTTATCGTGGCAGACAATGCTAGCTGATAGAATGTATCAGTTATTTCCGCTGTATAATCAATTTTTCGAAAAGATTACAAAAGAAGATATAAGCGGAACAGAAAAGTATGTTTCACGTGAAACGTTTGATGAGGATACATCTAATGATAGTATGTCAAATAGTATATATAACGATAATACACATGTAACGGAAGAGAGCGAACAGAAAACAGATAATGTTAATCGAGACTTTCCGTTAAGCTCCGTCACCAATACTAACGCTTATATGACAGATTCCCAAGATAACAAGGTGGCAAAAATTTTTGAGCATAACGCCGATTCAAGAGGTGATAATATTATCACTGGTAATGATGTAGGGAATAGAAATTTCAACAGAAATAAAACTGATGAAAAAATGATGATTGATTTTGATTACTATAAAAGATTCCGTGAAGAATTAAGCGGAATTTACAATGAAATTTATAAGTTTTGTTGCGATTTATTTATTTGTGCGTGGTAAGGAGGAAATAACAATGGAGATATACAAACCGAAAACAATGCCATACGATATGAAAATTGATGATGCTTTACAATTTGCGAGAAAGGAGCTTTATTTGGTAAATCGTTCGTTACGCTCTCTTAGCAAATGTTCTGATTCAGTCACTTATGGAATGGTATTATCATACAAAGTTTGCATAATGGAAAAATTAAGTGAACTTAAAAAACTAAAAATAGATGGAATAGAAAGGGTTAATGTGTTACAATGAAACCAGGGCAAAAGATGAATACTGATGATGGGAAATATCAAGTTTGTTTATTTCCGTGTGATATAATGAATATTACCCAGCTATCGGGACCCGATTCATTTTCCCATTGTTGTGGTCATCCTATGGACATTATAGGCAACAGCAATCGTTATCCGTTATATGCACCGTGTGATTGTCACTTAATATATCAAGATAGCGTCGGAAATACTAGAGGTTATCAATCAGATAATGAGGTTGCAACACCAAGCGGAATAGGTTATGTATGCTTTAGTTTTACGCATGATGAAAATCCGCCGTCGGCAACAAAATTTAAACAGGGTGATTTGATATCCCATACAGGTATAGCAGGGCAAGCATACGGTGACCATTGTCATCTAGACCAAGCGAAAGGTCAGAATAAGGGTCTTGTATCCTATGGTATTACTTGCGCAATGGGAAATCCATGTTATGCTTTGCAAGACAGTGCAGAACCAGTTGACATATGGTATATAAATGATACTACCGTAGTTAGCACTATGGGGCTTGTATTTAAAGAGTATGACGGTGGGGTTACGCCGCCTACTCCAACAAAAAGAAAGAAAATGAAACTTATGTATTATATGAAAGGATGGAACATGAAATATGGCAGATTTTAGACCGACATTTCCGTTTGACCCAAATATCAGACCAGTAACAAACAACCTTAATTGCGCGGTTAATACAATAACTCGTTATGATATGGAGTTTATAAAAGCGTATAGCGACAAAGAATTATTACACGCCTTGTGTTATCAGATTGCGAACGTTATTGATATGCTTAACTTAACGCAAGAACAGTTTGAAAAGTTGGTAGCGTGGATAAATGATAATTTATGGGAATATGCTGGTAGCTTACTACAGCAGTGGCTTGAACAAGGGTTAATTAAAATAGGTGTTAACTATAACGCTGAAACGGAAACGTTAAGCTTTGTTTTCAAACGTTATAAGGAGGTAGAGTAATATGCCAGAGGTAGCCAATCTAGAATTTGAAGATGGAACATACTCTATTAAGGATAAAACAGCAAGACAGCAAGTGCAGAACATCATTAACAATAATCTCCCAGATAAGGCGAGCGCCAGAATTTGGAATGTGGTTACAGATGGGGGTGCAGACCCTACAGGAAGAGCTTCTTCTCAATCTGTATTTAATAGAATTAGTACGATTTTAAACACTTATGACTATGTATATATTCCGAAAGGAACATACAATTTAACATCATTATTTATTTGTTCTGAACGTGTTATTTGTGATTGCCAAACAATCGAAGAAAATCCTAATAGTAAGATATTAGCTGTAAAAGAATTACCAACCCTTTATCCAAGTTTTAAATTATTAAAACAAGTTGAAAAGCCAAGTGACGGAAATAGTTTTCAAGGCTGGTGTTATTTAAAGGATGGGGATGATTATAAGGGCGATGTCTTAGCCGTTAACAGAAATGCTAGTACAAGTAAGACGGTTTTAAATCGTTATAATAACTTGCTAGAATTGCAATCCACAGAAGAAAAGTCATGGGGGCACGGAAATTCATTAACATATATGCCGTCTTTAACTGCAAATGGTAGAAACTATGTATATATGGTATGCCCAATCAATGCTAACAATTTAATTATGTATGACGGTTCAACAGGTATCAATAATACAGTGCCTGTAAATGGGGTGTCATCACAAATAAACATTGCTAATAAAATTGGGAATTCTCCACATATTATCGTACAAACAGAAGATAATAAAATTCATGTTTGCCAATGTTCTGGTAGCGGTTTAGATGTTTCCTTTACTTCTGTATATTCTGTTTCTATTTCAAGACCATCGCTTCAAGGTAGACTATTAGGGGGTCTTAACGGTTTAGCATATTTTAAAGGTAATATATTTACTTTATGGAGTGATAATACTTCAAGTATGTATGACTTTGTGCGGAATGCGATTCGAGTTGATAAGGTTTCGGGCGGTTTATTGTATCAATATTTGTGCAATCCTACTTACGAAGCTAAAGAATTTGAGGGTCTTAATGTTACTGGAAATACAATAAAAATGTTAGAATATGGTAATAATTCCGCTTTTACTGATTATAATTCATGGTCATTATGGGAAATAAACCCATATGACAGCGGTTTAAGTGATAAAAGTAGTGAATTAGAATTTAACGGAGTGATAGGTGAGCAACGTATACGAGTAAATAGTAATAACGCTAACTGGGGGAAAGGAACAAGTGATTCACCATTTAAGTATGTTCAGTTTGCTATTAGTTATGCGTCTTCATTTCAGCCTGTTCATATACAATCGACTTCAACATCAGCGACAGTAGCGAAGGGTGAAATACACATTAAAAATAGAGCGCATTACTTAAAAATTACTAACGTAACTTTTAATGGAAAAGTAACCGTAGAAAATTGTGCAAATGTCCAGTTTGAAAATTGCATATTTAATTTTAGCGGAGATTATCAAATTACAATTGACGTAAGTAATGTCGACTTTTCAGGATGTACTGCTAATATGACAGGTGGTCAAAATGGAAATGGTTGGATAAGAGCGGTAGGTAATTCGAATGTTGAGCTTCACAATTCATGCAGGATTACAGCTAGAAATGTTGCTTCACTTAGTAGAGGGGCAAAGTTCAGTTTCGGAACTGACACAAAAGGAACGGTATATAATTGTATATATAATGAATCAAGTGTTTCGGTAGGAAGTGTAAAAGGCATAGCTTATACGTATAAGTCATCTTTGAGTATGGGCGGACTCGACGGAACAGTAAATGAATAAGAGGTTAAAAATATGAATATTAACTATAAAGATATAGCTAACATTTTGTGGGCAGGAATAAGTACATTCTTTGTATATGTTTTTGGGGGTATAGATTTGGCTTTTAAGTGCCTTATTATTATTATGATTATTGACTATAGTACTGGAGTTATTGCTAACAGAGTTAATCTCGATAGTAAAATAGGATTTAAAGGGATTGCAAAAAAAGTAATGATACTTGCACTTGTGGCAGTAGGTGCACAAGTTGATAAAGCCATGGGAACAGATGGCTATATTTGTAGAACGATTGTAACAATGTTTTATATTGCGAATGAAAGTCTTTCAATCGTTGAAAATTCTGCAAAGATGGGGTTACCTGTGCCGCAAAAACTTATTGATTGCTTAGAGCAATTAAAAGGAAACGAAGAAAGCGAGGAACAAAATGAAAGCAAATGATTTTTTAAAGTCTACTTATGGAAAGTATTATGATATTGACGGTTATTATGGCGCTCAGTGTTGGGATTACTTTGCATATCTATGTACTGTAATCGGTAGTAAAATAATTAACTGCACCTCAACAGGATACGTTATTGATATTTGGAATAACCGTAAAAATAACGGTGTTCTTGATAAGTTTAAAGAGGTACCCGTATCTAGTTTACAAAATGGTGATGTAGTTGTATTTAAAAACGGAGGAAGCCTTACACCTCTTTCCCATATTGGAGTATTCGCAGGATGGCTAAACAAAGGTAGGACATTTACTTTGCAAGCGCAAAATCAGTATGGCAGTGCAAGCGTTAACAAGGGTCTTATGTATGTTAGCGATATTGCAGGGTGCTTGCGTCCTAAAGTATGGGATAATAAATCCTCAGATTTACCTATTAAATCAAAAGGTAAAGCTTCCGCAAAGTATGATTACATTAGTGTGCGTAACAAACCTAGTCTTGATAATTCTGCATTAACGGGGGATTGGTACAATACAGGAATGAAATTAAACTATCAAAACGTTGTAAAAGCTGATGGGTGGTATTGGTTAGAGTATGTAAGTAGCAAAACAAATAAAAAACATTATGTTGCTTACGGAACTACAGATGGAAAAACGGTTTACTGGAAGATTGATTAACCTTGTGGTATAACCCAAATTTAACGCTGTCACACGGTTGCTTACTTAATTATGTACTAGGCAACCGCGGTGGCGGTAAAACATACTGTAGTTTTGTAAAAGGCATAAAAAACAAAATATATAAAAATAAGCAATTTATATATTTGCGTAGGTATAAAAGTGAATTAGAAGATTTTGCTACACAATTTGACGAGGTTTCACGAGAATTTCCAGACTACATTATAAGCGTAAAAGGCAGAACAGGTTACATCATAAAACGCACAGGAGATGAAAAAGAAGATTCTAAAAACTTATATAAAAAGAAAAATATATTTTGCAAAGCGGTTGCCCTGTCTAATGCTGTAACAAAAAAGTCAACAAATTATGATAAAGTAAATCTCATTATATTTGATGAATTTATTATTGAAAAATCGTCAAAATTGTTTTATCTTCCAAACGAAGTTGACGCGCTTATTGGATTTATGGAAACGGTTTTTCGAAGTCGAGAAAAATGTCAGTGCCTGTGCTTAGCTAACTCGGTTACCATGAATAACCCGCATTGTGTTTACTGGGGATATACAAAAAGAATAGATAATAAAGACATTGTAAAGGACAAAGATGGACTATTGCTTTTTCATCATTTTGCTGACCAAGAATATATAAACTTTAAATCACAAACAAAGTTAGGAATGCTACAAAGAAAATCTAAAATAGGAGGTTATCTGATAGATAACGATTTTATAAACGATGATTCTCCATTTATCAAAAATAAAACTCCAGAAGCGATACACATTGCAAGCGTTGATATATACGGAAAGCACTTAGGGTTGTGGATGGACTATAAAGACAGTAAGTTATATATAAGTACCAAAGTAGGTAAAAATGACAGTATAACATATGCACTTACTACAGATGATATGCAACCAAATGTAGTAATGCTTCAATTTTTCAAAAACAATCATCATATGAGATTACTACGTACAATGTTTCAAAATGCATGCGTATATTATGATGATACGGAAGCATATTTTAGCGCAAAAGATTTAAACAAATTACTTTAAAAGTATTGACATTAAATAAATCTTCTGATATAATTAAGATGTAGTTAAGGAAAGGAGAGATAAAATGAAAAAGAGCATTATCACTGGCACAGCTTCAGTTAATGTACTTCTAAATGACGGAAATTCAATTTTAAAAGAAGTTGATTTCGTAGGAAAATTCAGCGAAAGAAAAATTGTTAAAAAAGCAATTGCTGACATTGAAGAAGTATGCAAGGCGAAAGTAGTAAGCGGAAGTATTAGAGAAGAACTAAACTCTTATGAAATGAGCGAAGAAACTTTTATCGCAAATGCTACTATCGTATTAGATGATGAACAGTGCGAATTAGAATTAGACTAGTAAAGGAGAAATTAGAAAAATGAAAACATTAAAGGGATTAGCAAAGGAACAGAACGGAACAAAAGAATCTTTTATTGGTAGAACCGGCGAAAAAATTGATTCTATCCTTGGAAAAGTTGTTACTTTATGCGACTACGAACACAGGAGCAAAAAGAAAGGCAACGTATATGAAAATTTCATTGCGTTTATTATTAAAGAAGATGATGAACATTACTATAACGGCGGCACTAAAATGAAAGACTTTATTTCTAAAGTAGAAGAAGAAGACTTGGTAACGGATTTACAAAGAGAGGGAGTGCCAATGTTGATGAAAAAGACAAAAACTTCAAACGGAAATACTTTTACTGATATCACATTCTACCCGCCAGAAAGTGAATTGCCGTTCTAGAGTTAAAGGGTGTGAAAACACTCTTTTTATTTTATGAAAAAGAAAAAAGGGTATTACAGAAATAAACAAGGCGCTTGGCTTAACAGAAAGCTTATAAAAAGAGCTGAAAAACTGGCGGAACAAATAAATGAGCAAAGAGCCGAAAAACGTTCACAAATATTAAGTAAGCCTTTTATACGTGAGGAAGGTAGCCAAGCAGTTAAAGAAACAGTAGGTCAATATCACGGACAGAGGGCAACTAAATATCTAGGGGAAACAGCTTTCCCAGAATTAAATAGCGTTAGATTTAACCCAGAAACATTACAATCTAATAGCGCGTTAGAACGTAAAGTAAAAGCTTGGCAACGCATGAAAACTAAAAAATATAGTGAAAAAATGAATGCGTTATATAAAAATAATTTAATTAAATCTATAGAAACAAAGTTCGGAAATGCTGGGGACGAAAAAGAAATAAAAGAAATAATAAAAAAGATAAAAAGAATGAGTGCAAAAGAATTAGCTGAATTTGCGTATACAACTGAGGTATTAAACATAGATTTTGTTTATGGAAACCCAGAATCAGAAGATAATTTCAATCTATTTAAGGATACTGTAACAGATTTTTACAATAAAAAATACAGAAAAAAGAAGTAAGAAATGAAAACAAATATTAAAAATTCATACGCTTGTGATTTTGAAACATTAGTTTTAACGAAAGAACAAATAGAAGCAGGTATGAGAACGTATGTATGGGCATGGGGGTGCTGTAAAGTATATGATAACGATAATTATGACGTGATATTCGGTACTTCTATTGATTCTTTTATGGAATATGCTAAGACACTTCATAAACCTGTGTTATTTTTTCACAACTTAAAGTTTGACGGTTCGTTTATTGTGTGGTGGCTACTTAAAAACGGTTATAAATGGTCTAAAGAAAAAGAGCCTAAAACATTCGATACAATGATAAATAAGCAAGGAATTTGGTATCAAATAAGCATTGTGTGGGACGCAAAAGGTAGAAACAAACACGAAACAATTATACAAGACAGTTTGAAGAAAATGCCTTATAGCATTTCAGCTATTGCTAAAAATTTCGGATTTGATTCAGACATGCAAAAGTTAGAAATAGATTATAATGGTTATCGTGAAGAAAACGGAGTATTAAGCAGAACAGACAAAGAATATTTACGGCATGATGTTGTTATACTTGCTAGGGGATTAAAAATGTTATTTGAAGAAGGATTTAAGAAGATGACAACAGGAAGTGATACATTAGCAAATTTTAAAGAAAATATAGGAGGAGAAAAACAATTTACAAAATACTTTCCAGTTTTAGACCATGAAACAGATAAAATGTTGCGGAAGTCATATGCTGGAGGTTTTGTATATGTTAATAAAAAATATGCAAAAATTTCAGAAAACGGACAAATTGGAATATGTTGCAATATAGATAAAAATAGTATGCACCCGTCTATGATGTGCACAAGGGAAATGCCGTACGGACTTCCAAATTATTTTGAGGGGGAATATACTGGTGATAGTAAATGTTATATCCAACATTTCTTATGTAGATTTGATGTAAAAGATAGATATATACCAACAATACAAATAAAAAAGACTGTTCGTTATTGTGATACAGAATATCTTGAACATAGTAAAATTGATGATTATATTGACGAACAAGTAGAATTGTGGCTTCCATCGCCAGACCTAGAAATATTCTTTAAACATTACAACGTATATGATATTGAGTACTTGGATGGTTTTTATTTTAAAACAGCAAAAGGACAATTTTTTAACGATTATATAAATTCTCTGATGAAAACAAAGGAAACAAGTGAGGGAGTGAAAAGGCTTATGGCGAAACTACGCATGAATGCATTATACGGAAAATTTGGGACGAACCCAGAAGTAAAAGAAAAAGAGCCTTATTTACTTAATGATGTACTAAAATTCCGCACGCCAACACATCCAGAATTTAAAGAAGACGGTGAGATTGTTGAAGTAGAAGATGTAACAATAAAAGACCCTATATATTTACCGCTAGCAATATTTATTACTGCATGGTCTAGATATGACATAATCAGTACAATAGACAAAGTTAACAAATCTTATATAAATTATAAATCTGAAAAAGACAGGTTCATATATGTTGATACTGACAGCGTACATATGATAGGGTGGCATATACCTAAAAGCATAAAAATTCATGATACGCACCTAGATTGCTGGAAAGTCGAAACATACAATATAGGAGCAAAATATTTACGTCAAAAAACTTATATTGATAAAGTTATATGCAAAACTACCAAACAAAAAAAGAAATGGTTATCTAAAGTAAAAGAATATGAAAAAGAGCATAAAGAAAGCGGTATGCCGTGGAAAGATTTTGTAGAACAAAAACCGCCGCACTTTGGATATGAAAAGGGAAGCATGTATCTGCTTGAAGTTAAGTGCGCAGGAATGCCAGATAAAATAAAAGATATATTAACATATGATGCTTTTAAAGTTGGGTTTAAATCTGAAAAAAAGTTAATAGGACACCAAGTAAAAGGAGGTGTAGTTTTAATGAATGATAAATTTGAAATTAAGGCTAAAAAGTAGTTGACTTTTTAGTCTTCTTTTGTTATAATATAAGTGTAATAAAGGTAACCCCTTAAAGGAGAAAAGAAAATGAAAACAACACTGGTAGAACTGGCTTATAAACTAATGGAGAGTAATAAAGCAGATAAACTTCAGATTATATACAATGGTGTCACAATCGCGTACATGTCACCGAAAGAAGTGTACTGGGGTCTTTCACGTTTGTTTATAATAAAACACGTTGAATACTTGTGGGACTGGGAATATAGAGTAATTGTTGAAATTGATGAAAGCGAGGAAATATAATGGAAACTGTAGGAAACATATTATGCGAACTACCAAATAAACCAGAAAAATACGTAGTTATTATGTACCGTGGCAATAAAATTATGTCCAGTTTTATAGATATAGTTACATGGGCAACAACAAGATTTATTAGAGAATGTAAGGCTACTAAGGAAGAAGGAGTAGAGCTTGGTAGAAAAACATATTATATCATAATTGAAGAAGGAGAAATATAATGGAAACGGTAGAAACTATCATAAATAAGCTAATCGAAAACGGAAGTTATGAAATGGTTGGAATAGAATATCATGACCACATTATATACTTTGGCAGTTTAGAAAGCTTGAGAAGAACATTGGGTTATTATTTATTGGAATGTAAAGTTGATTCAACTCCTATAATGAAAAATGACCCGACTTATCTGTGTGTTATAACTATTAAGGATGGTGAACTTGATAAATGAAAGTAATAAAATACAGCGCGTGGTTTCTTCTGGAAACCGCCGCTATCATCCTATTTCTGGCTTGGTGGTGGTCATAATGATAGATATTATATGTTTTACAATCGTTTGCTGTGTAGCGATTATGGCGGTTACAACAATTTATTGTGTAGAAATAAATGTAGAAAGGAAATATAGAGATGAAGACTAATGACATACATAGAAAAATGCTTAGCGTTAGCAAAAATCTATTGACTGAACACAATTTAGATTTTTCGTGGTATATAAACGATTATCACGGAGTTGGCGGATATTTGCATAATGGAAAACTTCCTAACTTTATTGTTAGTGTATATTTGACAGATAAAGTGATAGAAATGTGCAGTGTTAAAATGCTAACAAATGACTTACAATATGAATATGCATGTGAGTTATTAAAAGAATTTAAAGTTAAAATAGTTGACTATTAAATAAAACTATGATATAATAAAGAGGAAGATAATGAAAGGAACAATAGAAATGAAACTAATTGACTTATTATCACTACTTGATTACAATGACTTTGTAGAAATTATGGAAGTAAACACAACAAGCGAATTACATTGTTATGTCAAAGATTCATATAACTACTTGAAAAAATTTGAAAAAGAAATTAACGCGTATATGACTGTTACAAATTATAACTTTATAAAAGATATAAATATTCATAGAATTTGGGTTAATAAAAATTACTAAATATAGATTAAACCTCCGCACCAGAAAGGTGATGGGGGTTTTTTCGTGGAAA